TTATTTTATTTTAAGGAAAAAGATTATGAAAAGCGTTTTGAAAATCTCTGCTCTGGTTGCTGCTGTTGCTTTGGCTACTGGTTGTACTCGTATCGAGACTGGTGAAGTTGGTGTTCGTGTTGGTTTTGATAAGCAGGTTAAGCCTGGAGAGTTGCTGCCTGGATCTTTCAATCAGGTACTGATTGGTGATGTTCTGACTTTCCCTGTCAAAGACGTAAACGTTGTTCTGGAGAATATGACTCCTGTTGCCAAAGACAACTCCACCATGGCTGATCTGGATGCGGTTGTTGTTTACAACATCAATCAAACGCAGGTTGCTGAACTGTATAGTTCTAAGAACCGTAGCTTCCACGCTGAAGCCAAGGGTGACGTTTACTTGATGTACAACTACGTCGTACAGAATGCACGTAACGCCATCTACAAAGCTGCACGTAAGTATGAAGCACTGGACATGGCTGACAATCGCACCGAGATGGAAAACTACATCAAGGAAGAAATCATCAAGAACCTTGCTGAAGAAAAACTGGATGGAAGCATTAGCATCACTCAGGTTATGATTCGTAACGTTGTTCCTGCTGCAAGCGTTGTTGCTTCTGCCAATGACCTTGTTCGCGCAAAGAACGAACTGAAGCAGAAAGAAGTTGAAGTGAAGACTGCTGAAGCTGAGTCTCGTCGTATGGCTGCTCTGGCTAACAACTCTGCTAGTTCCATTGCCTTCATGCAAGCGCAAGCTGCTCTGAACATCTCTGAAGGTATCAAGAACAGTAAAGTTCAGACTATCGTCGTCCCTGCTAACTTCAACGCACTGATGTTGAACAAATAAATTTGACAAAACTACCTTATTATCGTATAATTCGTTATACATAGTAAGGTAGTTTATTATTCATTAGGAGAAAATATGAAACTAAGTAAAGAAACCGTGAACCTGTTCAAGAACTTCGCTGGCATTAACAGCAACATTCTTCTGAAGTCAGGTCAAGAGATCTCCACGATCTCTGCCCAGAAGAACGTCATGTCTGACACTAAGGTCACTGAGACTTTCCCGATTGACTTCGGCATTTATGACTTGAACGAATTCCTTGGTGCGATGAGTCTGTTTGACGATCCAGAACTCGACTTCAGCGAGAAGTTTGTCACTATCAAAGAGGGTTCAAACTCCATCAAGTATTTCGCAGCAGATCCGTCTGTTCTGACTGTTCCAACTCGCAAGATCTCTTTCCCTGACGCAGAGATTGAATTCACTCTCACTGCTACGATGCTGAACATGATTCATCGTACTGCTTCTGTTCTTCGCGCAACTGACCTGCAGATTATCGGCGATGGCAGCAAGATTATGATTCAAGTTGGCGACAAGAAGAACGCAACTGGCAACAGCTATTCTGCTCATGCTGGATCAACTGACAAGACCTTCCAAGCTAATCTGAAGGTAGAGAACCTCAAGATGCTTCCAGGCGATTACATCGTTAGCATCTCTAGCAAAAAGATCTCTCGCTTCAAAGCCTCCGCAAGCGAACTGGTTTATTATGTAGCAGTTGAAGCTGATTCCACCTTCAGCTTCTAATTTGACTTTTGTTGGGACAGGTGGTATAATAACCCCTGTCCCTTTTTTATTATGGAGGTTTGTATGATTGATAGTCGTGATGAGCAGTTTCTTTGGGTCGAGAAATATCGCCCACGTAAAATTGACGATTGTGTTCTCCCTGAGTCTTTGAAGAACACATTCAAGCAGTATGTCGCGCAAGGCGAACTGCCGCATATGCTACTGTGCGGTACTGCTGGTATCGGTAAAACTACCGTAGCCAAAGCACTATGTGACGAGATCGGAGCCGAGTATATCATCCTTAACGGATCTGATACTGGTGGTCACATTGATACCCTTCGTACAGTCATCAAGGGTTTTGCCACTTCGGTTTCCCTAACTGACTCTAAGAAGGTTGTTATCCTAGATGAGGCTGATTATCTTCAAGCTAACTCTACTCAACCTGCTCTTCGAAACTACATGGAAGAGTTTAGCGCAAACTGCCGATTCATCTTCACTTGTAACTATAAGAACAAAATCATCGAGCCTCTTCACAGCCGATGCGCTGTCATTGAATTTAAGATTGACGGTGGCGAGAAGCAGAGCATTGCTGCGCAATTCTTCAAGCGTGCATCTATGATTCTGAAGCAAGAGAACATCGAGTTTGACCCCAAGGTTGTTGCTGAGTTGGTCACAAAGCACTTCCCTGATTGGCGTCGAGTACTGAACGAACTTCAGCGTTACTCTGTTTCTGGTAAGATCGACAGTGGCATTCTCATTAACCTTTCTGAAGAGTCTTACAAGGGTTTGATCAAACTCATGAAGGAAAAAGACTTCACCGAAGTCCGTAAGTGGGTTGCTAAGAACTCTGATGCCGACTCTGTTGCGCTTTTCCGCGAACTGTACGACTCGTCTTCTCAGATGATGGAACCATCTAGCATTCCGCAACTGGTTCTGACACTTGCAGACTATCAGTACAAGGCAGCGTTCGTTGCTGATCACGAGCTAAATATCATGGCTGCACTAACCGAGATCATGGCTAACTGCAGATTCAAGTGAGGTTATCATGATTGAAATTATCGCTGTAGCTGTAGTTGGTATACTCGGATTCTACTCTGGTTGGAAAGCCAGAGAGCAGGCAGCTGCTCGTAGGGTTGATGAACTTCTGGAATATGCAGAGGCAGAAGCACTACGCGAAATCAAAGAAAACGTCATTCGTATCTCCATCGAGAAGCACCAAGACGTTTACTATGTTTACAACATGGATGACCAGTCGTTCATGGCTCAAGGTAAAGATCGTAAGGAACTCGAAAGTATTTTGGCTTCCAAGTATCCTGGAAAGTCTTTTGCAGCCACGAAAGAAAACCTATATGAAATGGGATTCGCGTCATGAGTCCATTTGATTTTATCAACGCCATCAATGATAGCAAGAAGAATCTTTTTGAGGATCCACAAGCCTATAAAGATTACTCTGCTTTCATGGTCAATCGAGGTCTTTCATATTTTCCTGATACGGTTCTCTATGCCAACGAGATGAACCGTTACCCTTCCATCCCAGTTGATTGGCAATTTTTCTTTTTCCTAAATACTATACCAAGGAAGAAGCGATTCAGTAAATGGTCTAAGAAAGACAAAGAGACTAAATCGCTTCAACTTGTGAAAGAGTACTTTGGATACTCGAACGAGAAGGCAGAAGAAGCACTTAGTGTCTTGTCGGAAGAACAATTGAAATCAATTGAAGAAAAATTACAAAAAGGTGGAAGATAATGACCGTTGAAATGATTTACTACGACTGGACGCCAGAGTCCATGCTTGAAGTGACACTGCCAGAACCAGACAATTTCCTGAAGGTTCGTGAGACACTCACTCGTATCGGCATCGCATCCAGAAAAGAAAACAAACTATACCAGTCTTGCCATATCCTACATAAGCAAGGCAGGTACTTTATCGTGCACTTCAAAGAATTGTTTGCTTTGGACGGTAAAGAATCGAATATCACTTCTGGTGATATTGAGCGCAGAAACGCTATCGCTGCACTGTTGCAGGATTGGGATCTACTGAAGATCGTAAACTCAGCAAAGGGTGAGCCGAAAGCATCTCTGTCTCAAATTAAGGTCGTCTCTTTCAAAGAGAAAGACCAGTGGGAACTTGTACCCAAGTACAATATTGGTAAGAAGCGTTCTGATTAAGAGTGCTTACATTTTATGTGTCTAGCCAAGTTGCCAAGATTCATAAAGATGCCGCAGTGAGGGCATGGAGACTTGTTAGCGTTTAGTTTTGCGAACACTCCATGCTCTTTGTTCTTTTGACTTATAGTGAGTTTTGATTCTTGTGACATCTTTACCTTTCGTGATGTTTTGGTTCTTCCAAGAACCCATCCTTCTGGTATTAGATCGATAGACTTAATTCGTTTATTGGTAGTGCCATTGTTTATCCATACGGTATCTATGTTCACCCCTAAAACTCCAGCGCCACCAATGGTTGCGTTGTATCCAGAGTTGATTGAATCGAATTCATCTATGAAGTACTGCTCCATAGTATTGAGGCAGTGTTCTTTGTCTTTAGATACATAGATTTGTTCCCAGATGAAGTTTTCCCATCCATACTTTCGTATAGATTCGTATAGCTTCTTCTTGGATTTTGGATAGAGTGCTTTATGACGAAGTACTCTTTGATGGTAGTTGGTTGCGAAACCAACATAAATTTTTCCAGTTACCGTATTGGTAGCGGTGTAGATTGTATAAATACTCATGCTGACATAGTCCTTTTATGTTAGAGTGGGTGGAGACTGCAATCTCGTGACCCATACTAATATTTATAAAACTGGAAATTTCATATAACATAGGAAAAAAGCGAAATGATTAAACTTGAATTGAGTATTGATGAAGTAAATATGATTCTTCGTTCACTTGGTAAGCACCCCTTCGATGAGATTGCTGCGCTGATTATGAAGATTAAGCAACAAGGCGAACCACAGGTTGCTGAGATTGCAAAGCAAGTAGAAGCGTTAAAGACTGACGCTCCTGCTGCATAAAGAACCCACCTTAGGGCACGTTAGTCGTCACGGTAACAGGCGTCCGAGAAATTTCACTGCACTTCGTTAATGTGCGCTGGATAAAGTAACCAGCACTAGTCTTGCCTTCGGGGAGACTTATTTCATAAACTCGCTTAATAGGAGAAAACTAAATGACTAAGTTCATTCCAACCATCTTTGGTGACAACTTCAAAGACCTCGACAAGTTCTTTGTTGGATTCGATGACCAGTTCGTTAAGCTGCAAAAGCTACACGACGATATCACCAAAAACATCCCTAACTACCCTCCATACAACATCAAGAAGATCGACGAGACTCACTACGTCATCGAGATGGCAGTTGCTGGCTTCGGTCAGAACGAGATTGACATCGAGATCGACGGTGGTAAGCTAGTCGTCAAGGGTAACGTCACTTCGACTGAACCCGATGATAACTTCTTGTTCAAGGGTATCGCTACTCGCGCATTTACTCGCGCATTCGCACTCAACGATCAAGTTGAGGTCAAAGACGCTGAACTCTTCAATGGTATGCTTAAGATTGCTCTTGAGCGTATGATTCCTGAAGAGAAGAAGCCAAAGAAAGTCCCAGTGAAAGCAGGTAAGGGTAAGCAACTTCTACAGGAGGATGCTTATGACCAAGCTGCTGAGTCACTTTAAGAACTTCTTCCTCGCGTTACTCGAGGGTATTCAAGAGTTGAAGGCTTACCGTAGAGGTGAGTCCAAATGAACAACTGGATACCTATGACCGATGAAGACTGGGATTGGGTTAACGGTAAACAACCACAACCTGTCAAGTCATAAAAGTAGGGAGCCTTTGGGCTCCCTAAATACTTTTATGATCAAGTCAAAAGTGTATCCGAATCTTCTATCGTTCGTCACTATCCGTCGAGGAAACTGGGTGATGAAGATATCTGTATTCAAGTCAAAGTGGGTTATGATCATAGCGCAGCACTACTTTGAGAAAGATTGTTTCCACATCCGTCAGTTCGCCGACCACAACGAGGCAGCTGACTTTATTGAATTTCTTGTTAGTAAGGATAATGATGAAAGTTAAAGTATTTAAGTTGATCAACGGTGAAGAAATCATCTCAGAAATCTTCAACTACTACGATCAGACTGTTGAGTTGAAGAAGCCAGCACAGATCGTTGTGCAACAAACTGCTCAGGGTATGGGTGTTGGATTGGCTCCATACATGCCATACGTTGAAGGAAACGTGCATCTGTACCGAAACGCTATCGCTTCGGAAGGTGACCCAGTCGAGCAGATGAAGAACGAATATAGCCGTTTATTCGGCGTCGGCATCCAGATCGCCCCTGCATCGGCTCTCTCGAGGCTGCAAGTCGTCTCTTAAACCCTTCTCTCTGCAGGGTTTTAGCTCCCTGCAAACCCTTACTCCGTAAGGGGAAAATAACCCTACTTCGTGTAGGGTTTTGTCATTTAGGTGTTTACTTTTATTCCCATCTGGTGTATAATAACTATTATGATGAGAAAAGGAACTGAGATGACTGAGTTTGAGAAGAACTGCTACGGTATGACCGAAGCTGACATCCGTGAAGAGTATATGAACTCTATCACTGCTCGCTTTAGTGGGCTTGAGATGGTTGTGATGAGTGTTCTGTCTGATGCTCAAGAACTTCTTGCGATGGGTCGTTCTGAAGACTCCCGCAAGCAAATGAATGTTGCGAAGTTTATTCTGTCTGAAATGCTTGAAGCCAAGATGGCTGCTTAATTGAGAGGAAATATATCATGAACGTTGTGTACAAGTCCAAGTCCCAAGTCCGCGAAGAAACTTCCGACGCACTGCAGCAATTCCTCGCTCGTGGTGGTCAGATCGAAGTCGTGAAGGCTCGCAAAGCACCTAAGCAAAAGATGTCTGGTAAGACTTCTCGTGGTTTCGCCACTGGCACCTCTGGCTTTGCCATGGGTTATCCTAACAAGTCGCTGTAAGGAGAGTTATTATGGGTCTCGATATGTTTGCCTTTTCAGTTGCTAAGAACGACAGCAACGAAGACTTCGCCATCGCTGATGGGTTGAACCGTGATGAAATCGCCTACTGGCGTAAGCATCACGACCTGCATGGTTGGATGGAGAAGTTGTATCGCGCTAAGGGTGGTGATGCTGACTCGTTCAACTGCATCCCTGTTCGTCTTACCCTAGAAGACCTGAAGGCTCTGGAACAAGACTTGATGGACTCTGCCCTGCCTGAAACTACTGGATTCTTTTTCGGTAACAACCCACCCGACGAAGACTCGCTGCGTGAAGACTTGGTGTTTATCGCCAAAGCACGTGCCGAGATCGCCATGGGTCGTGAAGTTTATTACGATAGCTGGTGGTGATATGCGAGTGTTCCAAGAGATCACCAAAGACTGGTCAGGAGATGTGCCGAATCACATATACTACCTGACCGATGACAAGTCGAAGATGGTGGCTTTCTACAATGTGAATACGAAGAAGGTCACGAAGTTTAAGAAGCCCATTGGCTTTGATACTCGCTACCGTAAATTTAAGGAATTGAAATGAATTTGAATGTGTTTTTTGAGAGCCTAGCTGCCAACTCCTCTCGCAATTTCAAGATCGAGCAATTGGAGAAAAATCGCGATAACGAAACCCTGCGGGAAGTTGTGCGCTTGGCTCTCGACCCATTCACTCAATTCTATCAACGCAAGATTCCCAAGTACTCGCGTGGCGCTGAAGAGAATACTGTGTCTCTTGAAGAGGGTATCAACTCTCTGTTCGATCTTTCTCAACGTCTCGTCACTGGCAATGCAGCCATTGAACACCTGAAGAACATCCTCACCAACCTTACCGAAGATGACGCTAAGGTCATCGAGAGAATCATCCAAAAAGACCTCAAGTGTGGCGTACAAGTCAGCACTGCCAACGCAGTATGGGCTGGTCTAGTGCATGAGTATCCTGTTATGCTTTGCAGTCAGTTTGAACAGAAACTGGTAGACAAAGTAAAGTTCCCTGCGCTGGTTCAGACTAAGATGGATGGTATGCGCTTCAACGCCATCGTCCGTGATGGTAAGTGCGAGTTCCGCAGCCGTAACGGTAAAGAGATTCAACTGCTCGGTTTCCTTGAAGATGACTTCATCAAGCTGGCTGGAGACGTAGACTGCGTATTCGACGGAGAGTTGCTGGTGAACGACAAGGGTGTTGTACTTGACCGTCAGACTGGTAACGGTATTCTCAACAAAGCCAACAAGGGTACGATCTCTGATCTGGAAGCACGTAAGGTTCGTGCCACCATCTGGGATGTGATTCCTTACATGTACTTTGTTGATGGTGAGTGTCCTGTCAACTACAAGAAGCGTTGGGAGTCTCTGCGTGTTCTCATGGACACACACAACCCTGCTAAAGTTAGTCTCGTAGATTCTTGGGAAGTTGCTACATACGAAGAAGCGAAGACTCTGTTTGAAGGTCTGCTTGCTCAAGGACAAGAAGGTATCATTCTCAAAGACCTGAATGGTATCTGGGAAAACAAACGCACCAAGTCGCAAATTAAGTTCAAAGGCGAGTTGGAATGCGATCTTAAGATCGTTGGAATTGAAGAGGGTACTGGCAAGTATACTGGTATGCTCGGTGCAATTCTTTGCGAGTCTGCAGATGGCGTTGTGAAAGTTCGAGTCGGTTCTGGTTTCAACGATGACCAGCGCAAGACTTTAGGTAAAGAAATAGTTGACAAAATCGTTGCGGTGAAGTATAATATGCGTATTAAGAATAAACTTGGTGAAGAAAGTTTGTTCCTACCAATTTTTGTGGAGATTCGTGATGACAAAGAACAAGCAGACTCGTCTGATTCAATTGCCTAACCGACGCAAGTTTGACGTCAGCAACAGGAAAGACGTAGAGATCTACAGACACTTTCTTGAAACAAACTCCTGGAAAATCACAGGCAGCTGTCCGTTTGAACTTGAGTATCCATATCTGTCTGTTCCAGACATGATCAAAGATAAACTGATCCGAAAGTACCTGAAGGTTTCTGTATGAACCACCTTATTGAAGAGATGAGAATTAGCCGTGCGTTCGCTTGTGCATTCTTCGATGCGCTGAACGAAGGTAAGGTCGATGTTCCCAAAGAAGTTCTTGATGCTTTTACTGTGCTCAAGAACTACTATGATGATCAAATGAATCGAGAACTATCATGAATGAAAAGCTAGATGCTCAACTGGTTGAAAAGTATCCGCACATGTTCCAAAACCGATATAAAAGCATGCAGGAAACTGCAATGTGCTGGGGGTTTGAGTGCGGTGATGGGTGGTTTCATATCATAGATTCCCTGTGCTCAAACATTGAACACCATGTCAAGTGGAAGCGTCAGATGCGAGCACGTGACCATCTACTCAACCGAGCAATCAAGCGTGGTCGCGATGCTGTGACTAAGTTTGTTTGTAAGGGTCGAATTCCTTCTATGTGGGAAGAAGAACGCATTGATGAATACCTAGAGCGTGGCTATGAAGAGCCGACTGCTAAGGTTCATCGTGTTGTAGTTGATCAGGTCAAAGAGAAGTTCGGTGGGCTGCGTTTCTATTACCAAGGTGGTGATAATGAGGTTCATGGTATGGTTCGCATGGCTGAATCTTGGGCTGCATATACCTGCGAAACCTGCGGTGAGCGTGGAACACTACGTCATGGTGGATGGGTTCGCACTCTGTGCGACACCCACGAAGCTGAGTACCAAGAACGCATGAAAGAGAGAGAATAATGAGTACCTACAGACCAGACAAATGGATGTTGGTTAAGATCACCAATCAAGAGGGTAAGTTTCATCACCGTGTCTTTGCGACATGGGCTGGTGGGTATACAACTGGCGATTCGTGGAAGCTGAACTCAGGTATCACTAAGATTACTGAGAGTGGAGACTTCTACGAGTTTGAAGGTTCTAGCGGATCTACTTACGTCTGCCGCAAGAGTATGTACGGTTCTACTGGCTATGGCTGGGGTGTGATTCGAGGTTTAGCTGAAGATGCTAAATCCGAAAATGCCTCCGTCGAGATTTTGGAAGAGCCTACAGATATCTTTAGTATTGAGTTGGAGAATTGACATGGAAAAAGTATGGGTGATGGTAGAATGCGTTTCGATGTTTCGTATGCGCTACATGGTTGAAGCACCAGCAGAGCATCCAGAGTATGCACTTGACACTGTCGTGATGAACGAAGCGAAAGAGTTTTCTCAGAAACATCTGGACGAAACAATTGTCAGCCATCGTGTCATGACTCAAGAGGAAGCACTAGCTTTCTGTAATGAGGACAACGACTACTGCAAAGGGTGGTCTGATGAACAAAAACTAAATGCCTTCTTCACCAAAGAGGGCGAAGGTAGAGGATTCTAATGTTTGTATTCGATATTGAATCTCTTGGTGTTGAGTCAACAGCTGTCGTTTTATCGGCAGCTTTGATTCATTTTGACCCAGAGAAAAGACCAACGTATCAAGACCTGCTCGACGATGCGTTGTTTGTAAAGTTCAACGCCAAAGATCAGATCGAAAGACTGAAACGCACCGTTGACATTGGCACGATTGAGTGGTGGAAGAATCAACACGACTACGTTCGTAGTGTTTCATTCACGCCAAGTAAAGGCGATCTTACTGCTGAAGAAGGTTTGACTCTACTACATAATTACATGAACAAGTATCCTGACTCGCATAAACAAACTATGTGGGCACGTGGTTCTCTTGATCAACTAGCAATTGACTCTCTGGCAGTTAAAGTTGGCATGCAACAAATCACAGGTTACGCTCAATGGAGAGACGTGAGGACTGCTGTTGATATTTTGTATGGGACGATTAACGGATATGTCGAGGTAGAGCATGAAACCTTTAGACGACATGAAGTGATTAAGCATCATCCAGTGCATGATTGCGCACTGGATGCTATGATGCTTATGTATGGGAAGAGCACTTAACTCCGTGGCGCTTAGTTATTGTTGCTAGAGGCGCAGTAACTCCGCAGTGTGGGCATGTAGCCTTTCGCTGGGGCACTCCTTTGAGTTTAGCCGATTGTTTCGCTCGCGTCTCTGCTGAAGGAGAAACGCCATAAGATGGATTCTTAGAACCGCTGAGTTTCTCCGATAGCTTTTTCTTAGTTTCAGCAGAAAGTTTGATACCGTATCTTGGATTTTTCTCGCCGAGTTTGGCTTCTGACATCTGCTTGATAGTTTCCTCTGTATGTTTAACTCCATACATTGGATGTAAGTGTTTTACACTATATTTTTCTGGTGGGGGAAGTTGTGACTCGTCGAATTCGAAAGTCTTCAGAGATGCGAAAACATCTTCCTGATAAATACTCATGCTGATACTCCTTACAGTATTAGAGTCCTTGGGAGTTCCCGCTCCGTGAAGGACACCATTTCATTTGACTTATATACCCATTGCGGGTATAATAGTATTTATTATATTTGGAAACTCACATAATGCAATTCTACACTCACGTATTTCCCTTCGGCAATCGTATGTTTGTCCGTGGGTACGAGAATGGTCGTCCGTTTCAATCTAAGCTAGATTTTTACCCTACCCTGTACGTTTCTTCCAAGAAGCAAGACAGCGCATGGCGCACACTCGATGGTCGAGTGGTTGATGAGGTCAAACCTGGACTCGTCAAAGAAGCACGTGAGTTTGTCAAGCGTTACGAAGACGTACAGGGTTTTGACATTTTCGGCAACACGAACTACGTCTGCCAGTATATCAGCGACACCTATGACTATGAGATCAACTGGGATGTTGATCAGATTCGCACGTTCTTCCTCGACATTGAAACCAAAACTGAATATGGTTTCCCTGACATCAAGCTGGCGAACGAAGAAGTTCTTCTCATCACTATCAAAGACTCCAAGACCAAGAAGGTTACTACTTGGGGCACTAATCCATTCCAGAACGTCCGTGAAGATGTAGACTATCGCTGCTTTGATAGCGAGCAGCGCATGCTCAAAGACTTCATGATCTGGTGGCAGCAAAACTATCCTGACGTCATCACTGGCTGGAACACTGAGTTCTTCGATATTCCGTATCTGGTCAAGCGTATTGAACGCGAACTGGGCGAAACTACAGCCACAAAACTGTCACCTTGGGGTTACATCAACGAACGTAAGACCTTCATCAAAGGTAACGAAGAGATCCACTATGACTTGCATGGTATCTCTCATCTGGACTACCTTGCGCTTTACAAGAAGTTCACCTACACAAAACAAGAGTCTTACCGTCTTGACTACATCGCTGAACAAGAACTAGGCGAGAACAAAAAGGAAAACCCTGGAGAGACTTTCAAAGACTTCTACACAGACCACTGGCAGAAGTTTGTTGAGTATAACATCCACGACGTTGAACTGGTTGAGATGCTAGACGATAAGATGCGTCTGCTTGAACTGCTGTACACTATGGCGTATCAAGCCAAGATCAACTACGAAGATGTATTCTCTCAAGTCCGTATGTGGGATGCCATCATCTACAACCACCTGCGTGCTAAAAACATCGTCATCCCTGCAAAGACTGGCGCTTCTAAGAGTGACCAGTTCGAAGGTGCTTATGTTAAAGATCCTCTCGTCGGACCGCATCAGTGGGTTGCTTCCTTTGACTTGAACTCTCTGTATCCTCACTTGATCATGCAGTATAACATCAGCCCAGAAACTCTGACTGATGAAAAGATTCCATGCAACGTAGAGAGTCTTCTCGAACAGCAAGTTGATACCAGCTACGCACACAAACGCGACCTGTGTATGACTGCAAACGGATGGTGTTATCGTAAAGACATCAAAGGGTTCATGCCTGAGTTGATGGAAAAGATGTATGCTGACCGTTCCAAATTCAAGAAGCAGATGTTGAAGGTTCAACAGCAGTACGAACATGACAAGACTCAGAAACATCTGCTGAAAGAGATCAGCCGACTGAACAACCTGCAGATGGCGATGAAAATCGCCCTGAACTCTGCATATGGTGCGATGGGTAACCAGTACTTCCGTTACTACGATCTTCGTATGGCTGAAGGTATTACCACTTCAGGTCAGCTTTCGATTCGTTGGATGGCTAATGAATTCAATAAGTACATGAACAAGCTGATGAAGACTGACAAAGACTACGTCATTGCGATTGATACTGACTCAATCTATCTTTCGCTTGAAGATCTGGTCGAGAAAGTCTGTGCTGGTAAAACTACCGAGCAGAAGATCAAGTACATGGACAAGATCTGCGAAGAAATCTTCCAACCGTTCATCGATAGCACGTACCAAAAGTTGGCTGACTATATGAACGCATATGCTCAGAAGATGCAGATGAAGCGAGAAGTTCTGGCTGACAAAGCTATC